GTCAGATGCAGGTATTGAATATCGACCTGTAATTGAATTGAATATTGAGGTTAATGGTAAAGCCATTCGCAACTGTTTGTTTAACCTCAACGACAGGTCACAAATGGAATTTCCTATGTTAATAGGACAAAACGTACTTGAAAAAACTCATTTCCTGATTGATCCTCGTCGTCATGAAGAAGGTCAAACCCTTGAATGGGTTGAAACAGAAAATGTAAATACAACTCTTATACAAGAACATTTACAACAATCTACCCCAAATGTAATATTATCTACAGAAAACTATAATCCCGAAACAATGCATGCTATCGTTGCAGCAATGGACAACGCCAACGTGTCTTTTGCAGACTTGCTAAGACATTTACGCACGGAAGCATTAATGAAAATTAACACCCTTGAACCATAACAATGTTTACACTAAGAAGCAGAACCGAAGCACAAGATTTACTACAAGCAATTGAAACCAGAATAGAGACAATACAAGAACAACAAAATGCCACAATGGAGGTAAACAGGCTAAGCATAATGGCATACAGACTTCAACAAAACACAAATTGTTCATTTGAAGAAGATCGAGATATGTTTATAGAACCGAGCGATTAAATTATGGCCACACCCAAATCACCATTTGTTATAGTGGAGGACTTCCTGTCTCCCAAGACATGTGAACAAATAGTTACAACATTAGATGTGTTGCAACCAGATTATAATTCACAAGGACAACCTATTAAAACTTACAGGTATAAGGAACGTTGTGAAGATATTGTATTTGCTCGCATCCAAGAAGTTGTGCCACATTTGACTCAATATTATGATTTCAACTATCGAGCTACAGAAACGATTCAGTTTGAATATTTTGTTCCTGGTACCATACCTGAGCCCTTGTGTGAAAACAGTGAGTACATACGAAAGAAATGGTTACGCAATAAAGACAGAGACATAACTGGTGTTGTGTTTTTATCGGAATATAATCAAGACGCAGCATTTGATGATGATTTTGAAGTGTATGGTGGTAAACTAGAATTTATACAACATGGATTTGGATTTAACCCCCAACGTGGAACAGCTGTGTTCTATCCAAGTGGTCCACACTTTATCAACGCCACAGCTGAAATTCGAGCAGGCACATTATATCAAGCTAGAGTGCACATTGCTGCTATGCTTCCATATATCTATCAACCCACAAAATTTCCTGGAAATTTCACAAATTGGTTTAAATAAACCCTTGTTTAATACGTAAAACCGCTGTATAATTAAATTTTACTCATTAATAAGGAGAGACAAAACAATGTCCGATAGAGTACTACCGTCAGGTGCAAAAGAGAAACAAGAGTTGAAGAGTGCGTTGGTTGAGATTACAACTGCCATGCAGCGTGCTGATGATGAACGTGAACATATCAAAGATATCTGCGCTTCTTGTGAAGAAACCTTTGGCATCAAGAAAGCAGTTGTACGCAAATTAGCAGCAACTATGTACAAACATAATTATCCCGATATAGTTGCTGAAAACGAACACTTTGAGCAATTATATGAGTCGGTGGTTGAGGGTAAAACTGCGGCCCCTTAAATAGTTTCTCGCCAAGAATCTATCACACCAAGGGGTGATCCAAGTATAGCCAATCTACAAGCGTGGTTATGTGGTACAATAACCGAATGTGTTACGATGCCAGGACTATCAAACTCTGTGAGCTTAACACCATTAATGAATACTGAAGATAAAACAGCATCACGCACAATTATAGATACAGCTTTTGGACGCCCCGAAGTGTTAACATAGTTGGTATTTGCCACACGCAAAGGAGGACTACCTATAGCTAAATTGGCACTGTAGTTTTCAAAAGAAGGAAGCCGACCAACTTGCCACGTGGGAGGAGATCCTAACCACAACAAAACATCTTCACTATCTGGTGATGTTGCAGTTGTTAATGCATCTAACATAGCAGATAAAGCATCAATTGTATTGAGTTGTGCACCACGGATTTTAAAAAACATAGAGTCTACCTTTCACAAAAACATATATCTTTATTTATTCTAGGAGACAGAATGAGTTATATTTCAACACACAGGACAGGGAATGAAGTTCTTGTATGGGAACGAGTAAATGGTGAAAGACGAGTTGCTACTTATACAGCACCTTGGTATTTTTACACCACAACAAAAGACGCTAATCCAAAATACTACAGCATGTTTGGAGAACCGCTTGAACGTCACGATTTTGGTGACTCGCGTGAATTCAATATAGCCAGAGCACAAGTTAAAGGCGACAGAGGATTGTTGTTTGAGTCAGACATTCCTCCCGATCTAAAAATTCTAGCAGAACATTATTATGATGTGCCTGCACCTAAACTTAATACCACTATGTATGATATTGAGGTTGATTATGATCCTCAAGTAGGATTTGCTTCAGTTCAAGATCCTTATGCCCCGATCAACTCTGTTGCACTACACCACGAATGGTTAAACAAAATTGTTGTATTAGCTGTTCCACCAAATTATGCACCAAAAAATCCCACAAATGATAGTTATCAAATGGGATATGCACCAAAAGAATTCATCGATGAATTAAATCAGATTGCACCTTTACCAAAAGGATTGGAATTAGTTGTATATTTTTGTCGCAATGAAAAAGAACTATTGGATAGGTACCTGAGAGAGATTGCGGATAGTGATGTTGTGTGTGGATGGAACAGCGACTTCTTTGATGCACCATATGTTACAAAACGCACTGAAAAATATGGAAAGAAATATACCAGACGGTTGTCATTCGATCTAGCACCCCCTCCTGTATTCAGGGATGTTGAGGTAATGGGAAGAACATCTCAAACGGTTGATTATGGTGGTAGAATTAGTGCTGATTACATGGTACTATTTCGTAAGTATGAAATGGCTGAACGTCCATCATATAAATTAGAATCTATTGCTGCTGAAATGTTGCCTGATTTACCAAAGTTAGAATATGAAGGATCATTAGCAACACTGTATCGTACTAATTTTCCATGGTTTGTACGATACAACATTCGTGACACAGAAATTCTAGATGGATTAGAAAAAAGATTAGGCTATGTAGATTTGGCCAACCAAATGATGCATTTATCTACTGGTACGTTTAAACATGTTACGGGCACACTGAAATTAGCTGAGCTGGCAACGATTAATTTCTGCCACAAAGAATTGAACAATGTTATTGTGCCTGACTTGGATCCACCCGAATCTTCAAGTAGCATTCAAGGTGCGTTTGTACTGATCCCACAAGTTGGTATGCATGAAAACATTGGATCAATCGATCTTAACAGTCTGTATCCTTCCGCTATTCGTAGTCTAAACATATCTCCCGAAACCCTGATTGGACAATTCATTGATGACATCAAAGCACACGATGAGATAGCTATTGGTTCTGATATAGAATTGACACTCGTATTCAACGATCGTGTAGTATCTAAAGAACTAAAAGGGCAGGCAATTTCGTTGCCTGCTAAAAAATGGCGAGAAGAATTACAGAAAATGCAGTGGGCGGTTAGTGGATATGGCACTGTATTTTCGCAAGCAAATAAAGGAATTATTCCAACTATTCTTGAAGGGTGGTATGCAACTCGTAAAAAGTACCAGGCACTAAAAAAACAAGCAACAAGTGATGGAGATAAAATTAAAGCAACATATTATGACAAACTGCAGTATGTTTACAAAATCAAACTCAACTCATTCTATGGTGCACTAACAAACGCATATTTTAGATTTTACGATCTTAGAATGGGTGAAAGTACTACATCTTGTGGACGTAAAATATTATTGCATCAATGTGCACAAACATGTGCAGCGTTGGATGGTGTATATCAACGACCAGATATTCATACAATTGATGAAGAAGAACAGGAGTCATATGGATATTCAAAAAACTGGTCTGTTGTGTATGGTGATACAGATTCAACCTACTTTGTAACACACGCTGAAAATACCAAAGATGCGATTATAATAGCAGATGAGGTTAGTAGGCTTGTTAATGAATCATTTCCAGACTTTATGCGCAATACGTTTTTATGTCAACCTGGATTTGACGAATTAATGAAGTGTGGTAGAGAAATTGTTTCAGATAGAGGTATTTTTGTTCAGAAGAAACGATATATTCTTCACATTGTGGACAATGAGGGTCAAAAAGTTGATAAACTCAAAGTCATGGGATTGGATACTAAAAAAACCACATTACCAAAAGAAGTTTCATCTACTCTTAATGGATTCATTGGTGATTTGTTGAGAGGTAGTACATGGGATGATGTTGCTAAAAGAATTGTTGATTATCAAGACTATATTGCAACAACAACAGATATTATGGCAATTGGCTTGCCCAAGGGTGTAAAGAAAGTTGAGTATTATACTGGTGAATATGAAGCTGATGAAAAAGCACGCATACCTGGACATGTAGCAGCATCGATGTTCTATAATGAATGCCTCAAACAATTTGAAGATAAGGAAAGTATGCCTATTACATCTGGCATGAAAATTAAGGTGTTTTATCTTACTCAAAAATATGGTAAATTTAAGAGTATTGCAATCCCAGTTGATATTGAAGTTGTACCAGCATGGTTTCTTAACAACTTTACCGTTAATAGACAGATGCACATTGATCGGTTAGTAATTAATCCATTACAAAACATATTAAAAGCAATTCAAAAAGTCGTACCAACAAAACAATCAATGTTCGTTGAAAATGCGTTTGAATTTTAGGACAAATATATGAACACAGTTACAAAAGAAACAATCGACTATATTATAGATGTTGCTAAATTAGCAAAATCACTAGGCATAGAGGGGGTTATTATTGAACCTGATACAGTGCGTGCACTTGACGACGCCAGTACTGTGTGCCTTCTTCAAACAGAGAATGTACCCTCTTTAGAATTCACTGCAATTGGGTTATCAAAACTTGATGTTTTGTTGGCAAGGTTTGATATTGCTCAAATGATGGGTGCACCAACAATCAGTTATACGTTGACTAAATCAGGCAACGTTTCATTAACAATGAAAGCAAAGAGAACAACTGTTGAGTATAGAGGGGCAGATCCTGCACAGTTTCGGTTTCCTCGTAAAATAAATGACAATATGACTCAAAGAGTTGCATTCTCTCTCGAACTAGAGCAAATATTGCGTAAGGGTCAAACTGCTATGGGTGCTGATCTTGTCACTATAATGTATAAGGGAGGTGACAGTCCTGTAACCCTAGAAATGCTAGATGTAAATAATGATAAACTAAACTTTGATATAGCTGACAAAGTTGAAGTATTAGATGGACAAGCAACACCATTTGCTCACAAATATCCTGTAAAACTACTAACAACGATTATCAAACTATGTCAACAATCTTACTTTGATGTGGGACAGATGCGTGGCTTCTTAAAATTTCCTACTGACAAAGTAACAACATACTTATTACCACAGGTATAACAAAATGAGTTTATTATCAGGCGACGAACTAGAAAAAATCAAACAAGACCTCAAAGGTCAAATTTTACAAGAAATTAAAGACGAAAAACAAAAACAGCTTGAAGCATTAGAGGCACAGCGCAAACAAGAACGCACTGAGCACGAAAAGTTTGTTACACTTATGAAGGAATCAAAAGATCCCTGGGTGGAAGTCATTGGTTGGACACACACCGAAGATGGTGTAAAAGTAGAACTAGAATGGAATGATGCTTTCGTTCTTTACTTACGAGACAATGGTGTTACCGGATCAGATGACGACCAAATAGTACAAAGATGGGTCACTCTATTATTGAGGGACATGGCTGATAAGATGGATGAACAAACCTAATCAATAATTATGAAATATCTAGTATTTGATGCAACAAACCTGCTATACCGTACGTTCTATACGCACAAATCCGATGATGATGAAACCATTGCCAGCTTGGCTTCGTATGCTGCTGTGGTAACAATGAACAAATATTTTAAGAACTTTAAACCTGATAAGGTTATTATGTGCTTTGATAACGGTTCCTGGAGAAAGGATTATACAAAATCCGATGAATGTGTTTCTCAAAAATTGTATAAGGGCAATCGCCGTCAGAAGATGACACCCAGAGAAAAGGAGCGATATGACATTTTCTTAGATCACATTAAAGCTTTTCAAGAATTGTTGCGTGAACACACATCTGTTATCACATTATCAGGCAAAGGATTAGAGGCAGATGATTTAATGGCCGGATTGGTACAAATCATTAGTGTCAAAGAACCAGAATCTCAAGTCATCATTGTTACCGCTGACCAAGATATGATTCAATTATTGGAGTATGATTTTGTACAACTCTTTGATCCTGTATCTGGTAAACCAAGATCATTAAAAGACTGGAATGGCGATGCTGAATTATTTCTCTTTGAGAAGTGTGTTAGAGGCGATATAGGCGATAATGTGCAAAATGCATTTCCTAAAGTACGTAAAACACGTATACATAGTGCGTATAAAGACGAGTTTGAACGCATTAATCTAATGAACGAAAAGTGGATGCACCCAGATGGTAGGGAGATGCATGTTGGTAAATTATTTAAAGAAAACCAATTGTTAATGGATCTTAGGTGTCAGCCAGAATATATTCAAAAACAAATTATTGAAACAATAGTGTCTGGATTAGAAAACCCAGGAAAATTCTCTTACTTTCATCTTATGAAATATTTGGGTCAATATAAACTAAAAGTGCTGGCTAACAAGGTTGACCAGTATATATCACTTCTTAGCTGTTAATTTTTCCTTTTCCACTAATGCTTTCTCTCGAAGAGCGATTTTGGCCTCCCAGAATCGCTTTTCTTCTTCTGTCATATTCTCAGGATTCCAATGTAAAAATGGTTGATCCCACTTACGTCCAGAATTGGCATATAATCCAAACACAGCTGCAGCAACACCTATAATAGCCGTCAATACAACAGCATGTTCAGTATTTGGTGCATATGCAATACAATCTGTAATTTTTTCAGAAGTACATCCATGTATCATTGTGGGTGTCAAATGCATGTACCAATACGTCACTCTATACAGGAGCCAAGAATATCCAACAAGTACAGCACGTGGAATAATTCTCCAGGCATCAACCCACTCAGCAAAAGCCATGTGCATTTTACGCCATCCATCAATTTCCTTGTACCACATTTGAACACACTCCTTGTGTTTACATACATGTGTATTTAAGTAAATATAGCAGGAGGAATAAAAAAAATGCCAGCAATCATTAGAATAGGTGACCCAGTTAGTTGTGGCGATAAAATGGCACAGGGTAGTGGAAACGTATTTGCTAACAACATTCCAGTTAGTAGATTGGGTGTTGATAAAACAGCTGGGCACCCTTGTCATCCCGTTCCGGTTATATCCGCCTCACCAGATGTGTACGTCAACAACATTAAGGTGGATAGAGTGGGTGATCCAATTAAACCACACAAAGGTACTTGTAGTGGTCGACATCCTGGTAATATGGCATCAGGATCACCCAACGTGTTTGTCAATAATTAAGGAATAATATATGGGTTGCATAAATGCCAACAATTCAACAAATGGATTTCCTCGTGAAAACGATGCAGTAAATGTGCGTGCACACGATGGTCCAATTGCAGGTGAATGTTTTGAAAATTATGTTAGTCGCAGTGGAAAGGATCCCAACGAGGCCGTGGGGCCACACGACTATCAAGACGAACCTCTTGAGCCACTGAAAATACGCAATCCCAGCATTCAATTTGATAATGATGGTGTTATTGGTGTGACCCATGATGATGGTACATATCAACAAATGATGTTAACAAAGGCACTATCACATGAGGCTGAACCAACAAACTTGGCATGGGTATGGAATACACCAATTCCAGGTGCAACGTTGGATGCACACACAGGACACATTACCGGCACAATTCCTGCTGGTACACAAATGTCCACCACCATCACAGCACGAGATGGCAGTGAAGTTATAGATACGAGAACATATTCCGTCAATTATGAAGGACCTAAAGATGGCCTTGAATTCACACATCCAATGCCGGTTGCTGCTAATAAGGTTGGTGGTAAAACTATAATGGGAGAGGGAGTTGGTGATAGAGGCGGCAAACATAAGGGTATAGATTATAGAGGTGGAGGTGGAAGTGCAATTCTAGCTGCTGAAGATGGTATAGTAGTGCGCAACTACACCAGCTCGTCTTATGGCAATGTTGTGGTAATCGATCATAAAGATCCTGTTACAGGTGAATCCGTTTTACAGACTGTATATGCACACATGGCAACAGTTGGTAGTGTGGGCATTGGTCAACCAGTAACTAAGGGCCAACAAATAGGGGTAGAAGGAAGTACTGGACGCAGTTCTGGACCTCATTTACACTATGAAATGCGCGGACCCACATTTGCACCAGGTGGTCCACGGGCAGGTGCAGGATTAGATCAAACGGCAGAAGTTTATGATCCTTTAAAACTAACAAATGGAGACTATATTATGGACGACGGAACAGGACATTCACTTGCAGATGGTGAAATAATTGAAAATGCTGTTGCACAAAATCGCATACTACCAATGGACAGTAAACCATCCACAGGATGTAACACTCCGGTTACTGACAGAAGCGTACCAAGTAATGCAGATCCAACAGCAGGTGTTACAGGAGATAACAATGGCTGCCCACAGGGGCTGACCAAAGAAGATGTTATTGCTGAAATAAATGCAACGCTGGATCAACATCCCGAATTAGATGCTGGAGATAGACAATACATCTTATTTGTGGCCAAGATTGAATCAAGTTACAATCCGTGTGCAGCAAATCCCTACTCCTCAGCTAAAGGACTATATCAATTCCTAGATGGTTTGGCAGCTGTATATTATCCACCCGGCACCAGTCAAGGCGAAAGTGTTGCGGCTGACACAGAAGCAATGATTAGCTTTTATAAAAAAGAACAACTACCTTATTACAATGAATATAAATCAACCGGCAAAATGGCACGACAATCCGTTGCCAAAAATGCACACACAGCAACATACAACAGTTTGTCAAAAACCCAATTCTGTTATGGCTTAATCCACCACGATGGTGTTGGAAATGCTGTCAGAGGCGTTGATAAGGGTGGGGTAGCATATGTAACTAAACGTCTGAACGAATCCACGTGAGCAACTATAAACCAGCACATTATGCCCCTTCAACTAAACCAGCGACGGGGGCAGGAGATCATATTCCACTTAGTGCACGACCTCCGTGTGTGCCAAATGATGAACCTATCATTGCTGGTAGTCCTCCAACTGCTTTGTCAGGAAATGATAGTTCAATTATATTATTCCATAGAAGTAGAGGTAGATTGTGGGCTGGTAATACGTTTTTTAGAACAAAAGGGCAAGAGGTTAAATATAATTTGACTTCTATTAAGGGTGAGTATTCTGGTACTGATTATATTTTGACGGTTAAATATTTTGACACATCAAATCCAGCACATTATGTGCCATTTACTCCATTTAATGATGTTTATAAAACTCATGTTGTTGAATTTGAAAATATTAATTCGTACGAGGGAAAATCCACGGATATACTCGTCGGAACGCAATTACAAACGATTCCAATTAGTTTTTACAACTCTCATACGATTTCACTAAATGGCAATTATTCTTACCTATTTGATACAAGCTGGCCATGCACAAATTGTGGAGATACCGTAGCATTATCAATCTTCTGGGAAGAACTGATTACATTTGAAGATACAGAAACTTTATACCTCAATACTAGACTGCTCAAAATAAAAAGCGTTACACCTCAAGGTGATCAAATCTTAATCGAATGCGAACAAGAAATTGAAGATTGTCAGGACGGAATAGTTGGCTATCTGGGCACCGTGTTTCGTTCAGTAAAATTTCGAATTGTTGATATTGAAGATAATACATTTACCGTTGAAGGTGATTTCACAATATTTGAAGCTGGTACACACTTCACACACAATAATTATGATTATGAAATAGTAAGTGCTGAACCGATTTATCCATCAAATCCGCAAATGGCTGTTATAACCGTTGATAAAACAGTTGTTGGTAGCCAATTGGGATATATTTCAAACTTTTATTATGCTGAACGACACATCATTAATAGGGGATTTGAAGTTGTTGTACAAGAATTACGTTGTGGTGATCCAATTGGTAGCATTACTGGTGAAGATTGTTGTACGTCATGTTGTGGTTCTCCACCTGGTGAAATATATGAGGAAGAACCAGATGCTGGTGAAGAATCTGGTACCCCAGATTGTGTACCAATGTGGAGCAAACAAAATGATGGGTATATACTGACTGGGAAGAATGCGTGTGTTGAAATGGGATACACGATAACAGTTGATGATCCAACTGTTAGTAATGATGATCCACCTATTTGTTGCCCAACTGGGTTGCGTGAAGATGGGAAATGTTGGGGATCACCACCAATGAATGGTAGTCCTATTTTACATCCTGAAACATTCTGTAATGATGTTCCAGCATTATGTACCTGGATTGATTGTTCTGTACCAATGGCTGCTAACTTACGTGAATTGATCAATACAACTAGCACCATAATTGAAATGCCAGAACGTGGTTGTGATTATCAAGACAACATTATTGATACAATGGGTCCCGAATATGGATGGCCATGTAATGTTGGACCTTGTATAGAAACATGTGAAGATTGTTGTGAAAATCCAATAGATCCAAGAACCAATTTGCATATTCGTACAGTTGATGGATTTAATGCTCCAGGAGATGATCATTATGGAGAAGAGGGGTACGATTGTGTCAAACATGATCCCTTCTATGAACCTTGCCTAATCGAATTTCCAGAAACATTTGTAAATGGGGCTAATGGTCGCCCTTGTGATAATATTTCAACATCACACATTCGATCTGGTCCATCTCAAACCGCTTGCTTTGTTGGAATAAGAGAAACAGATTGTGGTGATGAACTTATTGCTGACTTAATCGAAACATTTCCTTTTGAGATCACCACATGGGACGGAAGAGAATGGTCTGCATAATTCCCTAATAATTGGTAACCCCTCGTTTTTAGTGTCGTAAATATGCACATAACAAAA